AACGCAGGGTGTCCCGCTTCGTAACCATGGATGTATTGTTCCCAACGCCCACGGCTCTCGCTCCAACGGCTGCGCTCCCATCCCTCTTCGGCCTTGCGCCAATGACCACGGCGGAAGTGTAAAGGTAATCGCGCACCGCTGCCCTCTTCATGGTCCTTGGCTTTAACAGGTTTGTCCACGTTCCATGTCACCATGTTCCAACTGTCAGGCGTAAACTTTCCCGTAGCCTTCTTGAACGACTGCCGCTTCATCAGGCTAACGTCCCGTTTACCTTGGACCACGAACCTTGGTTGATTGATTGTTTGCAACATGCCACACGCCATGCGTAAATACGAATACACACTTAGACGCCCACCTTCGCTTCTTGCATGTGTGAAGTCTTCTTTGAACGTGCCGTTTAACGTATCTACCTGACCCAAACGCGTCAGCTCTGGATACATCGTTTCAATGTGATTGTCGCCTAAGATACTGACATTAAAATGGCGTCCATATAGCTCGTCTTCACGATCATACCGTCTGACTGGCACACACAGCATCATCATCTCGACGTTGCCGCTTCTATCCGAAACAACTTTGTTTCGCGTCGTGTATAGTCCAACCATCTCCGCAGGAAGTACCACATCTTCGGGTGGAGGCACCTCTGGGTCTGGATACATATTACTTAGGTTTTCAAAAACGTAATCATAAATCTCGTCGCAGTCAAAAAACTGAAACCCTTGCACCAAACTATCTGCCAGATCGTGCGTGTTCGACAAATCTGTAATCCAGTGCGGCTCTGACATGCGCAGCATCCTCACCGCATCCCTCACAAAGTACAACATGTCTCGCTTCTTGGACCTCGGTCCTGCGGCCCCACGCTTTGGACCTCGACCATGGTGCGTCTTGCGACCATGACCTCGACCCGACATCGTAAAGTTTCCATTTGCCGACAGACTAATCCGCTCTGCCAAATCTTTCCCATCAACCTGAACTTGATTGGGTTTACCTGCTATAAACTTTTTAAGAGCCATCAGCACACTCCTCACATTTCTCGGCGTCATCCCCCATGATCTTAGTCACAGGCGAACCGCAATCACACAGCCGCTCCACCTCACCGTCCCCGCTGCACGTCTCGCAGGTTTCAGTCTCGACATCGATCACGCCAACGTCACGAGATGGACCACGATATCGTGGGTACTCCACCTCAATCGTGCCGTCCCCCCAACAGTCAGGGCACGGCGTCATGATCGGCGTCTCTTGCAACTCCATCAACAAATCTTTCATCTTACCCATCACAAATCTCCAAACCGTGGTTTGATCTCGTCATTAAACCGCTGCACTAGGTCCTGAAGAAACGTACTGAACTCATGATCCATGCTCTCGTACAATGTCGTATCAGGATAGTCGTCCTTGTTCATCTCTACATACTCCTCGGCCCACGCGTGAATATGGTGGTAGATAAAATTCTCCAACCGAATCTGATCCATAGGTAACTTATCCATTCTTGAACTCCTTCAATACAGCCTTCACCATCACGCGGTACGCATTCGCATCCTCTATTGTTTCAAACTCTGGCGTCCCCGCAGTTGTTGAGTTGATACCGTCAACATCGTAGTACCCAACCCAATACCGCAAATCCTCAAGATAGTTTTCCAACAAAGCAATCGCTTCCTGTCTCAGTTCTTCACGCATCTTCTTCCTCCAATAGTTCAGATAAAAACGGTTCAAGAACCTCGGACTCCGAAACCTCAAGTATCGCAACCAAGGCCGCAATCTGCTCGTCTGTTAATTCAAACATCTTCAATAACCTCCACATCTGTGCCCCAAACCCAGTCTCCATCCATCGGGTTAGGCTCATAAAACTCACCACCGTCAACGTTGTCCTTGATCCAACGCCAACGATCCTCCTCAGGAATGTCGTCAGGCACATACCCACGCCACTCCAAAAACGTAATCATATCCGCTGTCGATCTAACCATTGGCATCACGCATCCTCCTCGTCCAAAACATCCTCGGGTTCCCAACACTTGTCCTCGCCATTCACATAACGGCCCTCGAACATCAGCCCCTCGTCCTGATAGTCAGCGTCAACGCTGATACCCATCTCATGCAGCTTGTCCCAAACAGGAACAGGCGGGGACCACGCAGTCCAACAGTTAAAACTAAACGAGGCATTCATGGTCCATGGATCACCAGTGTCAGGCTCGTCATCGTGAAGCAAAAGGGACTGAGTAATCTCAACGTCCACAACATCCCACTTCGTACCCCAGTTATTAACACGCCAGTCATACCAACCCATAACCTCATAACCTTTGTAGGTGGTCGCAGGGGCAAGCCACTGCTCAAACGCCATAGGCTTGATCACTTGGCAAAACTCTGGGTCAGACTTGGTTATATGGTCATACAGTTCCTTGACCAAGAACCGCGGTCCATGGATGTGTACTTGCTGATAACAATGATTAGGCATTCTCTCTTTCCTTTGTTACTTGTTGAATACTTGTAAGTTATTGCACCTCGGCTCTGGGGTCAAGAATTATTTTGAAATACAAAAAGTACACTATAACAGTTTCTGCTAGATTTTTACTAACACGCAAAAAAGTTTTCCGAATTTGATGTAATCAGCGTAATAAGTGTAATCACCATTGAAAACATTGCCAAAAATTGCCCTGCGCTGATTACACCTGATTACATTTATTACGTTTATCTGGAGAAAACCCCTATATAGAGAAGAGTTGCAGGGGGAAATCTCTTGGTATAAATTGTTGGTAATACACAACGAGGTAGGCATGGGAAATCTGGAACAGAAGATCGAAGAAGAGCATGGGCGTACACTAACCAACCGCCAAAAGACTTTTGCCAGACACATTGTCGAGGGCATTTACTCGAATGCTGAATGCGCAAGGAAGGCGGGGTACGCTCATGACAGTGCGCATGTGAACGCATCCAAAATGTTGAACGGCAAAGACTTCCCTCATGTTTTGGAATACATTCAGGAGCTGCGGGACGAACGAGAGCGGCGTTACGGTGTGACCCAAATCGGTCAGCTCGAACGCTTGCACAAGCTATCTCTGGGTGCAGAAGAGGCAGGGCAATTCTCTGCGGCAATCAACGCTGAAAAGATACGGTCTGCATTGGGCGGTCTGACAATCGATAGGCGTGAAACAATCAACACCATCGATCAGCTATCTCGGGATGAGATCACAGCCCGACTTGCTGCGCTGCAAAAGCAATATCCACAGGCGTTCCAGATCGAGGCAGATTACAAGGATGTGACACCAGATGAGCAAGGGACCCGAGGCGAACTTTTGGAACACGATACGCAACAGCCTACCGAAAAAGGCGTTCGCGACGAGGATTGAGAACAAGCACGGCGGCGGTGTGCCTGATGTGCATGTGGTTTGGGACGGCAAACCGTTCTGGATGGAGCTGAAGATAAGTAAAACTAACGCAGTCAATGTAAGCCCTCAACAAGTTGCTTGGAATATGGCCTACTGGGCGCGAGGTGGCTCCAGTTTTTACTTAGTAAAGGCCTCCGCTACGTCCCTACTATATTTATTTGAGGGTGATCAGGGGCCAAATCTCGCGTCCTCAGGGCTATCTGGGTCCGAGGGCCGTGAATTTGATAGCCTTGCGGCTCTGTGGGAGTATCTTGCGGCTCGACTTGCGGCTTAAATCTCTTGCGGCTTGCGGCCTTGCGGCTCGATAGCGGTAAAAAGAACCGCCTAGGCGGGGAGATCGAACGCCTAGGCGGTGGTTTACCAGGGGAGAGCTACCATCCCCTGGCATTTTGTTAGTGTTGAACGATTGCGATTGACTTTGCTAGGCTTGATCCCTTGCAAAGTTTGCATGCGGTGCATTGGACGCGGCGTCCCGCCTCTTTTGACGCGGGGCAAAGGGCCTCGCGCTTGTGATCGAGCTGCCCAAGGTCCGCTATTACTCGGAAAGTTCGGTTGCCCACTTCCCAATGGGCCACGGCTTGCGCGTGGCTGTCGACAGATTGCATCGCAATGTCTGGACGCCATGGGCGTTGGTGGGTGTACGCGGTCCAAGTCTCGCATTCTGCTAGTAATTCGTCCCAAATGTGGGACGGTACGGCGGCGGGATCGCCGTACGTCCCGACTCGGACAAAGCGTCCGAGGCCCATGTCGCGTGGGTTGCCCTCTTTATA